GTCAATGGTGAACCACAGACCAATGTATTCAAAACCCACATCCTCGATATCCCACTCGATAAACCCAGTGGCATCATCCCTGAAATACAACTCCATGGTGGATTCGTGAGTCCCAATATCCTTCTCGCCCCAACTGCCTTCCATGATTAGGGGGCAGTTAAAGGTCTCTTTTCCGATAAAGTAGTGAGTCATGGTTAATACTCCGAAGTTAGCATGAGAACATTGTTGGTCAGGAAAAACTCATACAGACCACTGGGGCAGTCAGTGTAGGCAATATGCTTAGAAAAAAGCAATCCAAGATCACCATCCTCAACTGCGATTGTGGCTTCACCATCTTCTGCTTTCAGGTTGATCGCCAAGAATGGCTCTTTCTTGGTCAAAGGGAAAATCTCGGTGGCGATAATGTCCAAGAACCAGTAAGCACCATTCCCTGCATTGTCAGCAAAGTATTGAACCCCGTCAGTGTGAACCATGTCCTTTGCAAAAATAGGATTGGTGCGGTAATAATTCTCAGTCCCGTAAAACTGGGATAAATCTAATTTGGTAGTCGATTCCATTTAATTCTCCTAGCAGTTAATGATTATCAAGTGATAATCCACAAACCCACGCAGTGCATGGGCTTGTAGGTATCATTCCTCATCTTCCACAAGAACAGTATCAATGACATAAGACCCAAACTTGAGAATCCCATCATCATTTTGGCATAGCGTAGGCTCACTAAATGAGACGATCACGCTATCAGACTCAATCTCAGCGTAAGCAAAAGGCACTAGACCAATCATTCCCGCATCAACTGGATAAATATTGCCATTGTTGTCCCGATAGCATCCATCACCCCATTTAGTGCCGAAAGAAAGAACCTTGAAGTCTCCAACATTACCAACGGGTTGATTGAAATAATTGCATGATGCAAGCAAATCACCCCAATCCTTGTCAGGCACGACATAGCATGGATCGCCAAGAACATACCTACCTGCGGGAACTACAACAGATTTAGAACTTATTGCTAACATGATTAAATCCCCCTGTAATTGTCAGCGTTATATTCCCGTTGATGCCCTGCATAATCAACGGCTTTGTAGTCTGCAATCTCAACATTCAAAGGGATGACCTGCAACCCAGTTAATTGCTCGATACGGCAAGCAGTCAGGATGCTAATGATCATGGTGTAAAGACCATCATCATCAGACCTAACATCCAGTAAAACTGAGGTGTGGCGGTCAGTGGTGCTAATCAGCCTGCCCATTTCACCAGTCCAAACAAGCAGACCATCCTCAGTGGATGATGGATCATTCAGGTTAGAAATGCTATGGTCAGCGAGGGCAACAGCGTTGTTGTCCTCATTGTGGAACAGGAAGTGGGAGAAGCACTTTTTGGCTTCGATTTTGTTGGTCAATTCAAACATAGTTCAGTCCCCTTAAAATGTTTTAACCCAAATACGGGCATTGTCGGCTAGGTCATACAGGTCAGCCAGTATGTAATCAACTTCGGCAGTATCGTCAGCGTAGGACAGGCTTTCAGCGATTTCTTCGAGATCATCAGTGATATCGTTGCGGTTAGCCCATGACTGGTTTGCTTCAATGAACTTAGTAATGCGGATTGATGCTTTTTTGGCAAAGGTAAGGGCATCCTCAGTTTGCTCAAAAGTCTCCATCAGGTCAGTAATATCAAGGGTTTGTTTCCAGTTTGCCATTTGTTTATCTCCGTTAGAAATTAGGAATTTCGCCAAAATCAATTACATCAGCCCGTTGTTCCTGTTGGCGTTGCAGATACATATTGACATAGCCTTGAATGCCAACAATGGTCTTATCGAGATCCATGCCGTAGTAAGACAATTCATCCAGTAAATCGCCATCATCAAAACACTCTACAACATAGTCCCAACCCTTATCGTATAAGGCTTCAGCGTGTTTGCGTATTGCTTGAATCTTCTCTTGATCAGTCATACTTTTCTCCTATTAGTCGAATCGGTGTTTAATCACCTACCGACAGTTTTGCAAAGTAGCAATACCTTGTCAACACTTTTTGATAAATATTTTTAGGGCTTACTGGATAAGGGTTTGCAGGTCATGGAGTCTGGGCGAAAAGACCTAAAAGCGGGCAAAGGTGCGAAGCACAACAGTCCAGTATCAACTCTCAGTGTATAGAGACATAGAGGTAATACAGAGAGAGATAGCAGACTACTAGCAGAATTATCCTGATTGTCCTAGAATCAGGGGTAAGAGGATACCTAACAGATACTTATGAAAAGACTCACAAGGAAAGAGATAGAGCAAGGCTTACAGGCTATGCCAGTGGAGACACTGCTCATGGGAGTCAGCACTGCCAAACAGAAGCGACTAACCCACAAACAAGTAGAGTTTGCCAAGCAAGTAGCACTGGGAGAAAGCAAGGCAGGGGCTTATCGGAAGTCGCATAACAGTAAGGGAAAGCCAAGCACACAGAGCAAGAATGGGCAGGCTCTCGCAAAAAACAAGGCTATTCAAACCCAAATAGATGCCTTTAAGGTGGCTTTGGAAGCACAGAAATATCAAACTCCTGCTCATTTAAGGGCGTTAGCAATCCATAGAATCACGGAAAAGGCTCTCGATCCTGAATGCCCGCCTGCTCAGCAACTCAAGGCACTGGAACTATTGGGCAAGATTACCGAGGTCGCACTCTTTACCGAAAGGCGGGAGATAGTTAAGGTCAGCGATCCCAGTGAGATGCGAGAGAAACTCATGGCGAGTATCAGACTGGCTATTGAGAACAGTCAGGCAATCGACATTGAAGCACGATCAGCAGATGAACTACTGGCAGAACTCGTAGGAAAGAACAATCAAGATGATGATGTGGCACAGGATGATGTAGAACTAGATGATGTGGATGGCAAAGAGACATCCTTAGACGGGGCAGACGGGTCGCAAAAGGCAGATTCGTCAGACCCACTAGACCCCGACAGCCAAATTTTGGCATTGGCTCACGAGCCAGACTTGCATAGTATTCCGCACAATGGAAGCGGACCAGATTCCATACCTAGTGAAAACCCTTAGTCACCATAACAGCTGTTATAGTGACACAGGGTAAACCCTAACCCCCACCCCCTTATGAAAACTTCATCAAAGAAAAAAAATGTTCCACGTGAAACACCCCTCGTCAATGATTCGGGTCCCATCTATAAACTAGACCCAGATGAATTAGAGGATCGGCTAAGTCGGTTAAGTTATCAGGATCAAAAGAAGTTACTTGATTTGATTGATAGTTATAAGGCAGTAATGTTTAGTAAGGACTCACACTCATGAACGCACAGAAAATCACAGCAGTCCAAAAAGAGCAGCTGGTCTTGGATTATTTAGAAGAGTTACTACATAAAGACAAGGGTCGGTTGTTAAGGATGATGAGTTATTTGAAAGAACGAATATTAGAAGAGGAAGCAATGGCACGGGCGCATGATGTCATTGAACGTGTTAAACATGGGTAGACATAAGGAGAAAGACGTGACTCCCGCACAAAAAGAGATATTTTTAGTAATTGATGAGTTTTGGAAAAAGTATGGGTTTGCACCCAGTATTGATGATGTGATGTATATCACGGGCGAAAAGGGTAGGGGTAATGTCGCTCGCAAGATGTGGAGATTAGTAGAGCTTGGTCTTTGTAAGGGGATCAAGGGAAATTTTAGAACTATCAGACCAACATATATAAGGGCTCGTCACATTGAGTGAGCAACTAGAAAAGTTTTTAGAGAGTCTTCCAGAGGGTGATCGGGAGAATCTATTTACTATGGCTGAGGACTATAAGAACTCGGTCATTCGGCAAACCGCTGAAAAGTCTTTTATGGCGTTTGTAAAACAAATGTGGCCTGGGTTTATATTGGGTAGACACCACGCTGTTATGGCTAAAAAATTTGAGGAGATTGCCAATGGTAAAGTTAGACGCCTTATTATTAATATGCCTCCTCGTCATACTAAATCTGAGTTTGCGTCATTTCTTCTCCCTGCATGGTTTTTAGGCAGGTTCCCGCATAAGAAGGTGATTCAGTGTTCTAACACAGCTGAACTAGCCGTAGGATTTGGTCGTAAAGTTCGTAACCTTGTTGATGGAGAAACCTATGCCAAGATATTCCCCAATGTCGCTTTGCGCACTGATTCCAAGGCTGCTGGCCGCTGGGCTACTAATGCTAATGGGGACTATTTCGCTATTGGTGTTGGTGGTACTGTTACGGGTAAAGGTGCTGACCTACTCATTATTGACGATCCGCACTCGGAACAAGAAGCCGCTTTAGCCGCCTCAGACCC